TCCACCGCTCATATAAATAGTTGTGAACGTATTTATGTCAAAACCCGCTAATCCTTTTATCGTCTTTCCATCGGACCTACTAGAGCTCAGTGGTAAGTTGGCCTTTCCTCAAATCGAGTTTACGGTTCAAGAAGATGCCTCAGGCGGCGGTGCATTCACTTCGATCTATCTTCCGATGCCTTCTGGCATAAGTTTCAATGATGGTGGAGACTATGGCATGATGGAACTCGGAGACATTGCGGCCGGTGGTGGAATGGATGCTCTGGCTAAACTCATGCAAGGTGATATCGATGGAGTCGCTCGTTCAGCAGGTGGAGCTATTGGGCAACAATACAGTTCTCTCACTGGAGCTCGAGGCAAAGCAATCTTAGCGGCCACACTGCCTGGCGTTGACAAAGAAACGGCCATGTTTGCACAGAAGAAGATTAAACCGCCGAATCAAAATACCACCTTTAAGGGAAACAATCTGCGTAACTTTGCTTTTAACTTTAAGTTGATTGCTAATTCGGAGCGTGATACTGCAGCCATTGCTCGCATTCAGACTACGTTTCGTCGTTACACATATGCCGGATCTTCAGATGACGCGCCTAACGTCATTCTCGATTATCCGCCTCTATGGAAGATTCGCTTCCTCGAAGGAGATCGAGAGAACATATATCTTCCTAAAATCTTTGCGTGCTATCTTGAAAGCTTTCAATGTACGTTCAATGGAGAAGCCAACATGTTTCGATATGATGGCTCGCCGTTTTCCGTAGATTGTCAACTGGCATTTAAAGAAACTCGAGTGCTCACGAGGAACGACATCGATCTTCTTGCAATGGGAGTATCGGATCGAGGCATCAATCCAGATACCGGATTGGCCACATCAACGGCTCCTTCTGGAACGACTATTCCTATCAGACCATATGCTGGAATCTCAGATAGTTCAATGGGAGCATCAAAGAGTAATGCTAATACTCCGTCACAGTTTGAATAACTATTCAATACGATAACACATGTCATTCTTTCGACAATTCCCGCTAACGACGTACGACCTTGAGAAGACTGGAACGTTAACTCAAATTACGGATTTGTTTCGCAATGTCACATCTCCTCAAATCAAGTTAGATCCGACCATCGCATATACAGACTATCGCATCGTAAATGGTGCTCGACCGGACGTCGTATCTCAATTACTGTATGGAGATCCGGATTACTATTGGACGTTCTTCATTATTAATGATAAACTAAAGTCTGGTCATACCACTTGGCCAATGTCAGACAATCAGATGGAAGCTTATTTGACTCAAGAGTATGATGGCTATTCGGTCATTCAGATGTCGGATAATGATTCACATAAAGTCTCGATAAGTTCTATAACATATGCGGCGACTACGGTTGCTACAGATGCGGGTGGCGATCTTGACTTTGCTTCTAATACGCAGTACGTGATTGATGTGGCAACAACTACTTCACGTCAAGTGATGAAGTATGATCCATATATGCAACAATTATGGATTATTAATTCGGGTTCAACCGATACATTCACGACTGACTTACAAACGGCTGGATCATTTAAATTTTCATCGAGTCCAACAATTCCTTATACGATCTCTACTCTGACAATAGGCTCAACGGTATATGATCAATTCGTGCCTATCATATCTGCAAATGGTCAAAAGATAGCTTCTCCTGGTGTTCTTCCATATGTGTCAGTTGGACGTAATGCTATTCATCATTATGTTTTTACTCCTGAGGTTGGTGATGTCGTAATCTTAGGATATAATGAGACTGATTCATCAGGAAAAACTTCATTCTATGGAATTGGCTTTACGCATAATGCAATTGGTACTACTAGCGGTGCTACCGGTGCTACCGTAGTTAGTCTAATTGAAGCAGATAATAATTCTTATGGAGGCATCGTAGTCGATCCTGGAAATGGCAATTTGCAATATCATTATTTTACAGATGCTCGCGGATTTCTTTTAACGGCACAAGATGTAAATAAAGTTATAAGTGGAGTAGGTTCAACGTTTTATATTTCTCCATCAAATCGCATTACGCCTGTGACTTATGCGGAATATGAGAATGATCTAAATGATCAAAGGTCAATGATACGTGTCATAAATCCGACTTACATCCGCGCGTTCGTCAAACAATATCGAGACTTGCTAAATGCCTAATATACGTGGCAACATAAAGCCAAATACGGATAAGGCGCTTACGCCGACAGCGTATGCGCTTAATGCTATCATCTTGACTAATCACAAGGGAGAGCAGGCCGACATTCAGAACTTAGTCACGGACTTTAGCATCACGGAGAGTCTCTATACGGCCGCAATGATTGTAAAGCTCAACATCAAAGACTCAGCAAATTTCATTGAAGAGTATCAGCTCATTGGTCAAGAGACGATTCAGATCAAGATGGGACGTCATGATTATACAAATCCTGAATGGACAAATGTAGATCTTACTTTCTACGTCACGGAGTATCCTATATTTGCACGCGGTGAACAGGCAAATACACAGGCATATGCAATTGTCGGCGTGTCAAAGCAAGCCTATGTGTCTCAGTTTAAACGTCTCTCTAGAGCCGTCAATGATACAATATCAAAAGAGATCTCTCGCATTTTATCAAAAGACTTATTTGCCGACAATGTGAAGTACATTGAACCGACCATTGGTCGATTCAATGGAGTGCTTCCTCTCATGAACCCACTCAACTCGGCTTATTGGCTTCTTCGTCGAGCCTATGATCAGACCTCACGTCCATTCTTTCTCTATGAGTCGATGATTGGAGGCATTCGCATGGAGTCTCTTACAAGTTTGATTGATGAAGATAAGAATCCAAACTATCGAACCTATCGTGATGCGAAACTATTCCATTCGACTCCAGGTTCGGCTGAATATTTTAAAGAAAGCATCGAGCGTATATTGGACATCTCTTCGGACTTTAAGCTATCGAAAGTTCTACCGACGATTGGCAATGGAGCATATGCTTCGAATAATGTATTCATGGATCTCTCGACAAAGTCCATCACTCAGCAACCATTTAGCTATAACTCGCTAAATGTAAAGTCGACGACACTGAATAAGAACTCAGTTCTCTCAAATACCTTTGGTGTTCCATATGAGCAGGCAAGTGATATTCGAAATCTTTCCAAGACTTACGATGCATTTGTAGAATACATGCCGATCAATTCTTTGGCTTACTCTTCGGACGGATCGGCTAAGTCTTATCATGATCTAATGGTCGATCGCTTGGGCATATACAACTCCATAACGGAGACGTTTGACACAATCACTCACGAGCTAGTAGTGGCCGGTGACTTTAGCATGAGACCTGGTCGTAAGATCACTCTTGAAATTCCTAAGGCTATCGATCTCAGGTACTTTGATTCAAAGGCCATGAAGGGCAACTTCGATGATTACTTTGATCGCACGGTCTCTGGAAAATACTTAGTAGCTGCAGTCATTCATCAGTTCGATGCGGAGTATCATTGTCGCTTACGAATCAAGCGTGATTCGTTTACATATGATGTAAATAAGAGCTGATATGCTTACTACACATCATAAAGACGATTTTGCAAACTACGGTGGAGGATTCTACTGGTTTCATGGCGTCGTAGAAGACGTATCGGATCCTCTGCAGCTCGGCCGAGTTCGTGTACGTTGCCTTGGCTTTCATACGGATGATCGTGGCTTGCTCCCGACGTCTGGACTCCCTTGGGCGCTGTGCATGCTTCCAATTACGTCACCATCAATGGCCGGAGTTGGTCAGTCTGCGACAGGCATATTGCCCGGATCATGGGTCATTGGATTCTTTCGAGACGGTCCTTCAGCACAGGATCCGATCGTCATGGGATCTATTGCTTCGAAGATCGCCACTCTGCCGGATAATACCAAAGGATTCTCGGATCCTTCTGGCGCCAATCCGACCAGGACAGGTGCCGACATTCCAACTGAAGCTATCTCTGGAACCGCTGCAGCTAAAGCTACCTATAAGCAGAGTCTAGACTTATCGTATATCGCTCCAGCCTATCCAAACAATCAGGTCATCAGGACTCGTTCCGGTCACGTAATTGAGTATGATGATACGTCTGGCAAAGAGCGTGTATCTTTGATGCATAAGACTGGTGCATTCATCGAGATTGATCCGAGCGGAAATATCAATGTGTGTGGTTCTACATATATCAATCTGATTGCTCCTAAGATCTATCAAAATATTAGAACTGGAACTACCAACACTTTAGCTGCATCAGCAACAACTACTATACCATTTTCTCCAAATTTGCCATCAACTGATTATACCGTAGTAGCAGCATCAGGTGATACAAAAGACAATCATCCTATGCCAGGCATTTCAAATAAGACGGTAAGTTCGTTTGATATGACTATTAGTTCTGGAGATGCTGGCGTTTATCAGTGGATCGCTATTACTAATACAAACAACATTGGATGATTGCCATAAATAGACGTACATGAGTTTCTCGGACTTTAATCCAATTCGACCACGCACGGTCGCGGCCGTTCAGACCTATTCGGATCTGGACCTTCGAGATCCATTCATTAGTCCATATAGTAAAGATGTCGTGCCGGTAACGGACATCATGGCCGTGAAGAACTCAGTTCGTAATTTGGTACTGACGAACTTCTATGAGACGCCATTTGATCCATTTAAAGGATCTAATGTGCGCGCGCTTCTATTTGAGAATGCCAATCCATATACACAGATGGCAATAAATAAGGAAATCACACGAGTTCTCATTCAATATGAGCCTAGAGTCAATGTGACGGCTGTAGATGTCGTCGACAATTCCGATATGAATGCATATCTCGTCACAATTAATTTTAATGTCATTGCGCTAAATACACAGGCAGCACTCAATTTTTATCTCGAGAGACTACGATAACATATGGCACAACCACTCTTAAATGTAACGGAACTTGACTTTGATCAAATCAAAGCGAATCTGCGAGCCTACTTTCTAAGGCAGGATTCGCCGATCAAAGATTGGAACTATGATGGCTCTGGTCTTAATATGTTGCTTGACGTGTTGGCCTATAACACTCATTACAATGCCATTCTGGCTCATCTCAATCTAAACGAGAGCTTCATCGATACGGCTCAGCTTCGTTCTTCCGTGATCTCTCAGGCTAAGCTCCTTGGCTACATACCTGGATCTATTAAAGCTTCTACGGTCAATGTCTATTGCGCCTTTAGTTCATCTGGAAGTCCTGCTGCAGGATCGAGTATAACCATTCCTGCTGGAGCTAAATTTAGTGGTACAGGACCAAATGGCTCATTTACGTTCGTGACTCAGGCTGCTAATTCGATTAACTATGTTACATCTCAGAGTTCCTATATTACCTATCTTCCATTGATTCAAGGAGTGTATCGTACTCAAACATATCAGGTCGATAATACTTTGGCCAATCAAAGATTTACAATCGATGATCCATCGGCCGATATATCTACTCTAACTGTTAATGTATATGAGAATCAGAATGTATCTTCCTCTACACCATATCTCGAGATAACTGATTTTATTGCAAATAGGGGAAATGATATCTCGAATGTAAAAGGTACTTCTGAGATCTATTATCTGTCATTGAATAGTAATGGCACATATGAAGTTACATTTGGTGATGGCATAATTGGTAATGCTTTGAACAATTTAAATGTTGTTCAATTGCGATACGTGTCTACTCAAGGAGTTGTGGCAAATGGTCTATCCACATTTACATATGCCGATTCAACTCTAATCTCAAGTGATAGTTTACAAACCCTAGCTCCAGTAGTTACTACTTTAAACTATTCAGCAGGTGGAGCCGATCAGGAATCAATCGATTCTATTCGTCTGAATGCTCCTGCTTCATTGATTGCTCAAAATCGTGCCGTTACGGCTAATGATTATATCGCCTTGCTTCAAAAGCAAAACGCGTCTATCACATCTGCCAATGTGTGGGGCGGAGAAGATGAAGTGACATATGATCCGGTCAATGCGGCCCAATATGCTGGAAAGGTATTCATTTCATATACGAGCAGCACGGCATTAACTTCTTCTACGGTTATCGACAATCTTAAGCCTTTCAAGGTGATGTCTGTCACGCCAATATATTATGCCCCGGACTATGTGCTTTTATATTTGACCGTCAACTTTAAGTATAATCCAAATTTGACAACAAAAGGTGCGAGCGAGCTAACTACTAATGGTACAAATGTTGTCAATGCTTATAATTCGGCATCGCTACAAAATTTTACTGGAGTGTTTCGCCATTCGAATTTACTTCGTCAGATCGACACTTCAGATCCTTCGATTCTGAACTCTGATATTCAGGTATCATTTTATAAAAACTATGCCGTGAATGCGTTGACGTCGCCGAGTGATGTGGCTACGCTTGGTATTGGTGCAACAAATACTCCAAATGGATTTGTTTCTACATTTGGCAATACTCTATTTGGCTCAGTCAGTCAAGTAAATCCAATGGTCACTTCGAGTGGCTTTACACTATCATCCGTGCTTATGCCATCTCAGTCGACCAGTATTCAGGTATATGGCTCATATTCCAGTGGATCTCCAATCATTACACTTTCATCGAGTCCTGGTACGAGCACGTTGTCGACAAATAATTTAACACATCCTTATCTGGTAGTTGGAGCTTCTGTTACATCGACGGCCGCAGGATTCTCTGCGATAACTATATCATCGATTACTAATACTGGCATATATTCAATTCTTTCTCTTTCAAGTAGCGCTACGGCGTCGTCGGTCAGTGGAACTACGCTGACGATTGTTCCTCCAGCTGGTACGTATTATCTGAAAGATGGCCCTGATCCATCTTCTTCATCGACTCGTCGTCTGTTCATGTCGCGCAATTCGTCATCGACCGTAGCAGCTTCAGATCCAAAGTATACATCAACAGGATCAGATATTCACATCGGCACGGTGTATCCTTCTACTGGAAAAATTGAACTATATCGCTATTTTTCTGGAGCGGCTACTTCTCAGCCAATCGCTGGTTTTTCTCTACAAGATAATAGCTATGGCGGTCAAGGTGCTTGGTACACAAATCAATTTGCTGGATGTGTTCTCTACATCACGGCTGGTCAAGGAGCCACATCTTCTGTGGCTATTACAACAAATAGTGCCAATACACTTTATTGGTCTACTCCAAGTATTACGATTGACTCGACATCTCAATATGTCTTAATTCGCTCTTGTATCGATACGGATACGACAACGGCAGGAACTAATATCACAATTAACTCTCGCCCGGCTTCGAATGACGTGGCTCCAAGTCGTAATCAGTTGCTCGCGATTGATATGAATAAAACTGCCGTCACGGCTACGGCTGACTCCTTTGCTCAGGCTGGTGTGCTTGGCGCGAATAACTATACTACATTCAGTCGCGATCCACAATCATGACATCCACTCTTGGAATCAATGACTATCAGCCGCGTAATCTAGAAGCTCCTAGATCTACGGATCTACTTCCAGATCAAATACGAGTCACGACTACGAACTTCATGATGCTCCTCACGGAGTATTATAAGTTCATGAATGTGAATGAATGGGCTACTGTGGTACTCACCTCATCGACCACGACGATCTTATCGAATGGTCTTTTAAGCACATCAGTATCAACGATATCAACTTCAACGGTTCTATCTGGAAAATCAGGATCTGGTCCATCAAATATTATCTACTCTATTCTATCGCAGCTCGATGTGGATCAAGTAGATCAAGATTATCTCTCGCATATTCAAAATGCCGTAGCTCCATATGTACCGATTCCATCATACATGTCGACCACTTCGGCTGCGACGACTGGAAATTCGGCGCCATTCTATAATCATCTGAGCAATGAAGAGAGAGCTTTCCTACGAGCTCAATTATACCGTAAGATCATTAAGTTTTTCTATAATACTCGTGGATCTCGTAATTCTGCCGTATCATTTTTTCAGCTTTTCTATAATGATACGGCTTCAACTTATGATGCCAATGATTACTTAGGTACTGTACAAAATTATATTCAAAACTGGCTCACGACGTCTGGAATGCCTATATCGGTAACTACGGTCAGTGCAGGATCAACTGTATATGGCCAGACACCTATTCAGGCTTGGACTCCATTTAGCTACGTCATTACGACCGGTGTCATAGGTGGAGATAATACATTTAAAGTGCCATATCGGGCTCTTGTGCATCCAGTAGGATTTAAATATTTCATTCAACCTACTGGTTCAAATAATGGAATCATTGAGATATCTCCAAGCAGAATGGTCAATGCTCGATATGACTATCAGAATGCATTATGGTTTCTCGATCCAACAGAGATAACCGAATATGCAAATTATACTGTCGGCGATGCAAGCGGCAATTATAATGAAGCCAATCAAAACACATCGACTTATACATATGCTGACTGGTCGAATGTTGGTGCCGTCAATAAGTTCACGGCAACGCTTTCGTCTTCATTTGTATCTGGCACAAATACGCTATCTATTAGTACTACGTCATCTTTGAATATCGTTCCAGGAATGTTTGTCTCAGCCCCTGGTGCGATATTTTTTACGGGTGTCAATACCACGTCAACCACGTCAGCTATAACTATTAGCTCATCGAGTACTTCGACCGGCATAATCACGTTGAATGGTTCATTGTCTTCTTCGATTCTAGCGCCCAATACAATCATTACATTCTCTCCATAAGCGATATAAATATCCTCAACTAAACTATGTCAGCCATTATTACACATCGCTTTCGAAAGAATAACGTTCAGAAATTCTTCGATGAGATGACTCTGCCTAGTGTGATGATTGCAGGTTGCATTTCATCTGGCATCACGGTCACGGCATCTTCCGGCACGATTCCTGCCAATCTGCAGGTCGGTATGGCCGTCACTACAACATCAGGCACCGGAGTGTTTGCAACGCCGATGACCACAATCGTCACATCCGTCTCTACAAATTCTTTTCAGATATATCCTCAGCCTACAACTTCACTGTCTGGTGCGACTCTCTCGTTCTATTCTCAATACTATATAGGTATCGGTAAGTCTGATCCATATAATGGAGGATTGGATGGATCTGATGCTTCTCCTGCTTCTCCAGCTGCGTCAGCTAAGACTGAAGTTGATGTGCGTAACAATCTAATAGCTCTTCAGAAGGTCATCGTGGCTTTGAATACAGGATCAGCGGCTTCTCAATCGGCCATTTATGGCAATGCCGGATATGTGCTTCCTCGATACAATTGGGCATCTGGTACGTATTTCAAAGCATGGGATCCATCCGATCCTAGTTGCTTCTATCCCTCGACTTTGGCAAATGGAAGTACGGCCTATCCATGCTATGCCGTATGGAATTCAGGATCTGGAGATAAAGTCTATATCTGCGCTCAATCTGGTATCGATTCTTCTTCTCAGCTAACCGTAAGTGTGCAGCCACACACCAATAATACTGTCATAGGCACGGTCGGGGCGGCTGGTTCCGATTCATATCAATGGACCTATGTGTCAGATTTGGGTCTGGATACCGGTGCCACTCTATCGGCTAAGAATCTGACGACAGCGTCTGGAAATACTTCAAGCACTCTCGACTCGAATCAGTTCTTCAAGATATATCGCCGCGCGACGACGACGGGTTCTTCGGTGCTTATCACGACTCCTACTGCTTCGGCTGGAAAAATATATTCCTGTCGTGTCGTATCTGGAGGTCTTGGATATACAACGGCATCAGTATTTTCAGTCGAGGGTGATGGGACTTCAGCTGCTGGCATAGTTACAAGCGTAGACGCCGCAGGATCTATTTTAAGCGTGATAATGACGGCAAGTGGATCCGGATACACAACAGGTGCGATTAGGTTTACATCTGGTGCTGGAACTTCTCCGGCGACTATCATTCCTCGAATCACCCCTCGAAATGGTTTTGGATATGACGTCGTATCGGATCTTCCTGCTTGGTATGCAGGATTCTATGGCAATTTTACATATGATTCGATCTATCCTGGAACGGCTGATGTGCCCTCGACGGATCAAATTCGACAGCTATCGCTGCTTCGTAATCCTGTAGTGTATACCTCGACGAGTGGCTCAACGATTACATATCGCTGTCTAAAGTCATTTGTGATCAATACAATTTCTGGAACTGCTGTTCCTGCGGCAGGAGATGTGGTTGAGCAAACCAGTAGTGGTACAGGCGCCAACCCTCGAGGCTACGTCGATTTTGTCAATGTAGGTACGTCATCTACGACAATCTATTATCATCAGAATTCATCAACATTTGGATCAGCAGGACTAAACATTACTCCTATAGCATTTACAACAGGAAGCGGCTATATAGTCTATAAGAAACCAAATTATGCGACTCCGATTAGCACGACTAGTACAATCACTTCAGTTACGTCATCTGAAGAATATGTCGGAGGCACCGGTGAGGTGCTATTTGTACAAAATCGAGTACCAATCACGCAAGCTCCTGGTCAGACCGAAGCAATCACTATCGTAACACAATTCTAATTTTATGGCACTAACATATCCTGCAGGTACTACTCCGGTTCTTCCGGTTCTTCAATCTGATACGTTTGAGATTCAACGTCAGAAGATCAATAATCTTGCTAATGCTGTTGCAAGTTTGACACTTTTGCCAACTCCTTATGCTATGATTGGAGATCCTGGAAATAATAGTAATCCGGATTATAGATCTCTTTTTCAGCCAAATTATAATACAAGTGGCACGACTTCATCAGCGTATAATACATGGACTACTATAAATTTGAATGCTTTATCGTTAACATTAATACCAAACGGTTTATATGTTCAAATTTGGAATGTTGATGCTCAAGGCGGCGAGAAAGGCGGAGTGATTCAATATCGTAAAGATAGTACGGGACCTGTGTATACAGCACAACTAGTTGGTTGGTCAGGGTCTGGTGCAGATACTGGTAAAAACTTAATGGCATTTGTTCCTGTATCAATTATATCAAACCCAACTCATGGCTCATTTGATTATTTCAGAACCGTCGCTGGTAGTTCTGTTAATAGTTGGGGGATTTCTATTTTAGGATTTTACTAATGGCCTCATATGCTTATCTAACAGCTGATCAAGGATCGGATATTATAACTAATCTCTATGGCTATCGTTGCTAACTTAACGGCCGATCAAGGCTCGGCCTTTGCGGCTATCATAGATCTAAAGGATCCGAATGGACTGCCGCTCGATACGACTGGTCAAAGCTTTCGCTCTCAGTTTCGTAAGAGCTACACATCGGCCAATCTGACGGACTTTATCTGTCAGGTCATCTCGACGACCTCTGGAAAGATCTCCATCAATCTGACTCCAGACGTCACGCGTGCTACTAAGCCAGGCCGTTACGTATATGATATCGAGATGTATAACACTTCCTCTGGCAACGTGACACGTGTGCGCGAAGGTCAGATTGAATTTACTCCTGCGGCGACGTCACCTAACGCGGCTCCTCCTGTCTATCCTTATCGTCTGAGTGGCCATGGATCTCCAGAAGGTATCGTCTCGGCTCCTCCTGGATACTCATATATAGATGTAGACGCCAACACGCTCTATTTCAAGATGTCTGGATACTCCACGACCGGCTGGCAGGCGTTCGTTCAATTATGAGAAAATTCATTCTGGCTGTCCTCATCGTATTATCGATGACGACGGGTTTCGATGCTCTGGCGCTTGCACCGGTCACGGCTTCTCCGTGGACGACCACGACCAATCCAGCTACGGCTCGGACTGGTCTGGTCGTGTATTCTACTGGAGAGGTAGATGCTCTGATCACGGCGACTACGAATGGATTGGTCACATCGGCCATTACGAATGGTCTGCTCACCACGAACGGCAACGGGCAATTTTTAACTAACCTACAAGCCGCCAACATCGTAGGCACATTGACCAACAACACTACCGGCAATGCGTCCACGGCGACGACGGCCAGCTTCCTCTCCGGCCCAGTGACAAACACCGCCGGACTTCTCCCCGCCACCAACGGGATATTCAGCGGAACCTTCGTCAATGGAAATCTGGGAGGAACGGTGACAATGGGTGCGGGCGGGACGCTTACTTTGCAATCCGGTTCTACGCTAAACCTGCAAGGAACTGTTTTAGGAACCGTGCCGCTGGCGACGACGGCCAGCTATGCAGGAACATCGGGAACGACGACAAACCTTTCCGGTGGTGCGCTCAACCTGTCCACCAACATCGCCAACGGGCAGATTG